TTCGAAGTATTCTTCGAGAAATCCGTTCGTTTTGATGATCATTTTTATTCTTTCCTTGACTTCACCCATTTTCGGAGCGGAGATTCTTCTTCAGTCTCTCCGTTCATGTCTCCCGTCAATCGGAACAAAAGCCGAAGCGAATTGTTGTATTGCTGCATCATTTCTTTGTATTGCTTCGATGCTGGCGTTGCCTTCTGGAGTGCCTTATTTTTTGGGTGAACGCTGATGAACGGAAGCTTCTTCAACTCTCGAAGCTGTTCTTCGATGAAAACTATTTCGTCGATTAGCTGCTCCGCTTTTATGTCGTTGTCGCTTCCTGTTCGCGTTACTATTTCCAGAAGGGCGTCTTTGCGCGATTTCATCACGTCACCTTTATGAGTCGAACTTTGTAGTATTTCGTTTGTGCTGAAGTGTCTCCGGTGTAATCCTGAAGCGTGATTTGTTTCGAATAAGTGTCGAACTTTACAATCGGGAACGGGTGTATCTGGTTTGGATAAGAACCCGCGCCGGCTGAAGTGAATCCGCTTTGTACTCCCGAACTCCAATATTCTTGATCATAAGAGTGAAGCACGTCCAAAACTGCATAATTGACTAAACTATTCGCATCAATTCCGGCGTTTGTTAGCGCTGAAGTGTTCCAAGTAATCGTCCCGACGTCTCCAGCCGGAACGCTCAAAGTTCCGCTCAATGTAATGACCGGCACCTTTTCCAAATTGTTATTGAATCCGTAAACGCTCATGTTTTACCCTCCTGATTTGCAACTTTTTGTCAAAATTTGCGGTTATATGTTCGAATTTCGGAGTTTTTCCGAGTTTTTGGAGTAATATCTTCAAATTTTTGAAACTTTCAAACTCGAAAATCTCAATTTTTGACATTGTGTAAAAATTAAGTATCCCGCAACAGTACCCTTCGAACGTTTTTTCAGACGTCGACGGGGGGGATGTATCTCTCGAACCATTCGTCGATGTACTTCTCGAGTTCAGCTTCGTTCTCCAACTCCAGCGCGTGAAGTCTTTCTTTGCATTCTTCCGGAGTTGATTCGATGAAAACTTCTTCAGCTCCCATCTCTCGACAGAGTCTTTCTCGATCTGCTGTGAGCGGATAGCCGCCGACAATGTAAGCGTTCCGCCATTTGCCGACGCGATACTTCACAGAGTCAAGAAGCGTGTCACGAGTCTTGAAAACAACCGCTTTGAGTCTGTTCGGTTTGATGTGTCTCTTGCATCCTGAGACGCATTCCCAAATTGATTCGATGTCAACAATGAGGTCGCCTTCGTTCATGTTTTCTTTTACAAACTTTTCTTTTCCTGAGAACGGCGCTCCGTAGATCAAGAACACTTTTCGATATGAACTGTTGAGTTTGTTGTGAATAAGGTTGTGCGACTTGTGCGACACAATCATTATGTTTTCAGGATTCAAGCTGATTGAATAATCGTGAACGTTTTCTTCCGTGAGTTCTATTTTGTGATGAAGAATGATGTCATATGCTTTGACGATTGGTTTGTTTGTGTACTCGTCATAAACGAAACCATCCTCTCGAACACGTTCAGCGATGACAACCTTCCGGAAGTTTTCCCATTCTTTCGATCTGTAAAATTCAAAAAGATTTCTAAACATAAAGCTTTTGACCTATATAAATTTTATTAACATTCTTGATGTTGTTCTTTGCTGCAAGAGCTGAGACTGTTGTTCCGTATCTCTCCGCAATCTCTGAGAGAGTGTCACCAGCTTTTACAATGTATATCTCGCTTGTTGCCGTGTTGAGCATCTGGTTGACTATGTCCTGAACTGCGTCGTAATCGTAGCCGGCCTTTGTGAGTCTGTTCTTTCTGGTGTATCCGTTGCCCCACTTGCCTTCGATGACTTCCTTTGCAATCTCTGTATTTGTCTTGTAATGTGTCGCCGGTGCTGAGCTGCTGCTGTTCTGTGAAGTCTCTCCGATGAGTTCGTTCACGTCGACCGATTCTGCTATTCCTTTAACTCGTCCGTTGCTGGATGTCTGCCACAAAAAGCAATTCTTTTCTTCGAGTGTCGGATTGTACCACGCGAACCACTTCCTGAAGTCTTGCAGCTTTGCGGTGTCAATATAGTTTCTTGAATAGTCGTAATTGAGATAGTATCCGGCCGTGTATCCGAGCTTTGTTATTTCTTCACAGAAGATGACGTTCATCTCTGTGATCTTGTCTCGAGTGAGAAACGCTCCGTTCTTTCTTGCGTAATTCATGGAGTCGTATTCCCAATCGTAGAACACGCCCAGATTCAAAACGTCTTTGAACTTCTCTATCGTCTCGTTGCAATATATTGCTTCGTTGAGCGCCATCTCTGAAGTGTAAGCATATGAGAACCAATAAACGCCGATGAACTCAATCTCTGCATTGATTGCGCCTTCAATGTTCGCCTTGAACTTCTGGTCGATGTTTCCTTTTCCATAACCGGCGCGAATGACAACGCCGCGGACTCCGGAAGCTTTGACTTTCTTCCAATCGATTTCACCCTGATGAACTGATACGTCAATTATTTTCATTTGATCACCATTCCTTTAATTCAAGTTGCTTCTTGTGAAGTTGCAATTCTTCACGCCTGAGATCCAGCGCTTGCGGATCGTTCGCCCAATTCTGCCGGTCGTAATTCTTGAGCAACAAGTTGATTGCTGCCACGTCTGGAAGTGCTGCTCTTTCGTATACTTCTTTACGGACAACAACTCCGTTCTCGATAATCTCTTTCGATTCCGTATATCTGAAACCTTTTGCTTTTTCGATGAGAGAACTTTTCAGATCTGCAACGAGATTCGTCCTTCCTCTTTTTACGGCTTCCGATAACTCGGGATATTTATTTTTGTATTCGCACCATGTCGAGACAGAAATTCCAAGCGTTTTCGCGATCTGCTTGTCTTCCATTGTGAGACACCATTTTTCAATCTCTTTCAAATGCGGTTTGACATTTGTCTCGTACTTGCTCGGTCTTGCCATATGATCAACCCTTTCAATTCTTCGCTTGAAGGATCTCCGTCTTTCCCTTCAGATCCGCGAGCTGTTGATTGATTGTCTTGATCTGTTCTTCCTGAATCTTTGATTCTTCTTCAAGCTTGTATGTTCGTTCAATCAAGTTGTTGTGTTTTTCAACTCTCTTCTCGAGCTGTTCGATTCTGTATGATATAAGTTTTATTCCGCCAAAGGATCCGGCAAGAGTTCCCAGAAGCGAAAGAACTCCGACGATAACGGTTGCAAGTGCTGCATTCATTTTGATTCATCCTTTCGTTCTTCTGTGTTTCCCTGATCTGCGAGTCCTTCGCCGATCACATAACCGATGATTGATGCTCCGGCCATGATGAGAGCTGCGACCTTTGTTGCTTCGCCTTCAGCGTGTCCGAAGAAAATCAGAAGCATTGACACAAAAGAAGCGACAGAAGTCCAGAGTTTCCGGCTTGTGAGTTTCCTTTTCCAATCAATTTTCATGTTTCGCACCTCCCGAACTGTTTTTTTGTCATAAATCCAAAATAATTCATATTATCACCGTTTGCCATAGCGCCACATGGTGCAACCTTACGGGATAAACTCTCATATATGCCACTTTTACCCGCTCAGCGCTTTAATCTCGGCGTTTGAAATGCTTTCTTGAATAAATATGCCACCAAGAGAGAAAAACGCCTTCTCGCGCCTTCTGACGCGTCATTTTGATTCTTGAAGAATTTTCCGCTCTGATTTATACTTTTAGCTGCATAACGTTTCGTGTTTTGCACCCATACAAAAAGCGCCCATTTTCCCGATGAGCGCTTTTTCCTGTTCATATGATGTTTTCATAGATCGCGAGACATAGTCTCTTTTTGTTTCTCATGACTGTTGAGACGTCCACTTCCAGAAGCTCCGCAATTTGCTCGATTGTCTTCCCTTGCTCGTAATAAAGAGAAATTATCCGGAAGTACGGATCGAACCGCTGAGTCTGTATCGCATATGTGATTTGAACGTCTGTTTTTCCGTTCCTGAAGTAACTCGAGAGAACTTCGCTCGCGTCTGTGTATGCTGCAACCGCTCCGCCCTTCAGAAGTCCGTTCTTCTTGTATGCCTTGATTGAACGTTCGATTGCTTCGTCGATGTATGCCTTGATTTCCTCGTCTGTCAAGTCCCCACCCCCTCGAGTTCTATCTGTTCGCCTTCTGCGTACTTCCAGACGAACCCGAAACAAGTTCCGTTCCAATCCTTCGTCACTCTGCCGGTTTCTTTATACTCGAAGTTTTGCTCGTCTTTCTTCCGCTTTCGGTAGCACCGGAAGACTTCGATTTCTTTTCCGCCCTTGAACTCCGTCTCTTTTTTTGCAAATTTACAAGCGCAACATTTCGGAGTGAATCCGCATTCCCACGCCTGCCGATCTTGCCACGGAAGCGCCTTTTTTTCCTTTTCTGTCATCCGTCACCTTCTCTCTTGCTTTCTGTAATGTTCGACCGTCCGTTCTGGAACCGTCGGGATGTTGAAGAACTCTCTCGCAAGTGCGAGACATACGCACCATTTTTCGCCGCCTTCTTGATACTGCTTCGCTTTCTCGTAAAACATTTTGTAAGCTTCACAATTGTTACACTTTCCCTTTAGCTCCGGATGGCTGCACTTTCCCGATTCAACTCCGAACTTGCCGACTCTGTGAGATGAAAAGCAACTGAAGTCAACTTTCGGAGCTTCTGGCGTCTCCATGAAGTCGAAGATTGTTGTCTGATCATTCAGGTGTTCGCTCATGTGATCACCCCCTGACGTTTTCTTTCTCGAATAGCTTCATCAAACTTTTTCGAGTCAATTACAATCAATCTGTCCTCGGGATCTTCCAGCGTGATTTCAACTGTTGTGTGTCCGATTCGTATTTCATAAGTAACCGGAATATAATTGAAAATTACCGGAGT